CTGGAGGAAGCAAACCTCTCATTGACCAAATTAGATACTCCAAACTCATCCCAGACGATAACCCAGAAAGCGTCGAAATCACGTTCTCGCAAGTCAAAGTCAAAACTCAAGCAGAGCAACGAACTGAAGTCACAATTACCAAAGCGTAAACCTAAGCAGTCACAATCACCATATGAGCTTTAAACCATCCAAGAAAATGGGTAGACCGCCAGAGTATAACGAGGAGATCGCAGATGAAATCTGTGAACGACTTTCAATAGGTCAAACACTCTCATCCATCTGTAACCTAGAAGGTATGCCAAACTACTCCACCGTATGGCGTTGGGAATCTTCCAACGAAAACTTTCGCAACAAATCCGCACACGCAAGAAAAATCGGCACTCACGCACTAGCAGATGATTGCATTCGCATAGCAGATGATCCAATGCTAGACGCAGCAGAGAAGCGAGTACGCATCGATACTCGACTGCGATTACTAGGTAAATGGAACGCACGTCAGTACGGAGACAAAATCGAAATAGAGAACACTGGAGCCAAACCACTCAACGTCACATTCACCATTGGTGATCGCAACGCTGAACCAATAGAGCTAATCGAGGGGCGAGATCCTCAACCAGTGCAACAACTGATCGAGCCGCAGATCGAAGCGACACGGACAGATCATGTGGGATAGCGAACGATTTGCTAATGTATTTTAACCACAAAAACCGCAATCTTGTCGATAATAATCACCATATTGTGTTAACTATTTTCAAATACCCCATATCTAGGGTTAAATCATAAATGGTCAAATTATGCCCAAAATGCAGTTCTACGACACACGTTATGGAATGTCGTGACCTCGGCAATCGATTCTCACGCCGTCGATACTGCAACAACGGAAAGTGCAATCACCGATACTCAACCTTTGAGGTAAGCGCACAGGACTACATGAGTCTAAAACAAGTCAACAACATGAAAGCAAAACTAACCGAGATCATCGAGAACCTATGAAAGCGCATGAGATAACACCAGAGATGCGTATAATCCAGCAACAAAAGCAGGAGATTAGAGAATTGCGGCAAATCATCCATGAATTGCAGCATGATGTAAACAAGCAGAAGTCCTTGATTAACAAGCTGAAGAACAAGGAAAATAACCAATAACTTCACATAACAGCAGTAGTACATAATGAAAACAACAAAAATGAAATTTCACGCACTAGGGCTTCCACATACAGTTACATCTAAAGAGTTTAACGCTTGCGCGTACACGCAGAAGGTGGTCAAATTTGCAAAAGCTATGACCAACAGGGGTCATGAGGTGATCCACTACGGGCATGAGGACAGCGACCTTCAATGTACCGAACACGTCAGCGTCCTGACCAACGAAGACTTCGCTAAGTCATATGGATCCCATGACTGGCGCAAGACGTTCTTCAAGTTCAACACCGAGGATCACGCATATCAGACGTTCTACGCCAACGCCATTCGGGAGGTAGGCAAGCGTAAGCAGAAGAATGACTTCATTCTCCCCTTCTGGGGATCTGGAGTCAGACCCATCTGCGATGCCCATCCAGACCTGATCTGCGTTGAGCCGGGGATTGGGTATGCGGGTGGTCATTGGGCGCGGTGGAAGGTATGGGAGAGTTATGCCATCTATCACGCTCATTGTGGCATGGGTGCTGTTGGGCAGTGCCAGCAAGACAACTATTCCGTTGTGATACCTAACTATTTTGATATCGATGATTTCGACTTCAATGACAAGAAGGAAGACTACTTCCTCTATCTAGGCAGGGTCTACTCTGGCAAAGGAGTTGATATCGCAATCGATGCAACTCGTCGCGCGGGAGTGAAACTGGTTGTAGCGGGTCAGAAGGAAGCAGGGTATACATTCCCACCTCACGTTGAGTATGTGGGCTACGCTGACGTTTTAAAGCGAAAGGAACTGATGTCTAAAGCCAAGGCATCATTCCTGCCTAGCCAATATGTCGAGCCATTCGGTGGGGTGCAGATTGAGAACCTGCTATCTGGAACACCAACCATCACGTCAGACTGGGGATCCTTTGCAGAGAACAACCTGCACGGGGTCACTGGATACAGGTGTAGGACGATGGGTGATTACGTCGATGCAATCCACAACATCGACCGCATCAGACCAGCGGACTGCCGTGCATTTGGAGAGAACTTTACACTTGAACGAGTTGCGCCGAGGTACGAGAAGTATTTCCAAGACGTGCTAGACGTTCACAACGGAGCGGGATGGTACGCTGAAGGAAACGGAATCGATGCAATGACAATGACTTACCCATCCAATTACTAGCAAACCTTGTGACAAATAGTGGGTAGTATTTGTCACCAAAACAATATGAACGAAACAACAGAAGAGAAGCTAGACAAGATAACCAAGGAGCGTGACCAGTGGAGGGACTGCGCTAACAAGCTAGTTGAGTCATCAGGTTGGCATGACCTGTGGCCTCAAGCAGTTGCACACTATCGCAAGCTAAAGGAGGAACTAAAATGAGTGACTACAAGTTTGAATCGCAGTACTGGGGAGACTGCTGCAACACCTTTGACGAAGACCAGAAGCACTACGTCTATGGCAGATTCATGGGACTGCATCAGGTTGGCTACGGATTTAGTCTGTCTGGCAAGTCAGTGCTGGACATAGGTGGTGGCCCAACGTCCATGCTGCTAAAATCGAAGGGACTGGGCAGGGCATTGGTAGTGGATCCGCTCCAGTATCCGCAGTGGACTTACGCTCGCTACCATGAGCATGGTGTTGAATGTCTGGTGATGCGAGGTGAGGACGTGGTAGAAGAGGGGTTCGATGAGTGCTGGATTTACAATTGTCTCCAGCATACTGATGATCCTGCGTTAATCATCCGCAACGCACTGCGAGCAGCGAAGGTGCTTCGCATATTTGAATGGGTTGATATCGAGCCACATGAGGGGCATCCGCAGATGATAACTAAAAAGATGCTTGACGAAGCCATAGGTAGTGAGGGAAAGTTAGTCCACCTAGCTGAAGCAGGTTGCTTTGGCTTGGCATACTTTAACATACATACAAAATGAAATTAACTACACCATACGAGCAGTTTGTGCAGTCCATCGTGAAGCCGGGTCATGATATACTTGTCCAGCTAACACCTCTTCAGGCATCCGTCCTACACATGGCAGTGGGTGTCAGTGGTGAAGCGGGTGAGTTGCTTGACGCAGTAAAGAAACACGCAGTGTATCAGAAGCAATTAGACATCGACAACGTGCGAGAAGAGGCAGGAGATATCTTGTTTTACCTGACTGGTTTGTTGAACGAATTGGGCTTGACGCTTAACGAGTGTATCGAGGCTAACGTAGAGAAGCTATCGAAGCGATACCCAGAGAAACGCTACACTAACGAGGCAGCAATCGCACGGGCAGACAAGTTAGACGTGATCGAGGAGCCAGTTGTGCTGAAGGATGACGATGACTTGGATGGAGTGAAGGTTGAGCGGGTGTGTCGCATCGATGATCCAGAGTGTGAGTCCTGTCAATAAGGTGTCATATATGGGATATATCATAGGCTATATCGTGTTAGCGGTTATTATATTGTATGTTGTGTACGATGGTCTGAAGGGTGACGAATGAACACTCTGGAGCATTACATCGAATACAAGAGGCTTAACGCAACTAAAGTGATGAACGCACTGCAACTCAACGGAATCGTATCTGACGAGTGTATCTTTCCAGATGACGTTAGGGATTCTGGTCAGGCAGTATATTGGTTGGAAGACCATATTGGAGAAATAAATAGATCATGAACTGGGATGAATACGCATTGTCGATAGCGGAGGTGGTTGCCAAGAAGAGCAAAGACCCGTGGAGGCAGGTTGGTGCGGTGCTGTTGAGGCATGACAACACTGTTGCGGCTTGCGGGTACAACGGATTCCCACCGCACATGGAGGAAGACTGGACTGACAGGGATAAGCGTAGGAATTACGTTGTCCATGCAGAGCAGAACGCATTGCGCCATGTTAAACCATTGGAGTGTTACCTACTTGCATCAACAACATTGCCATGTAACAACTGCTTGAAATCGCTTGCATCGTATGGCATCAAGCGGATAGTCTATCGTGAGACTTACCCAACTGACGAATCGACCACCATGCTTGCAGCGGAATTTAACATTGCACTGATAAACGTATGACAAAAGAAGAACTCTGGAAAGTGTACAGCAACAAGAACCCATCGTTCAACGGAAGGGGGAATGTAACCATGTCTGCGAAGGGACTTCGCAAGTTGTTCGATACAACATGGAACACGGCAATGTACAAAGGGGAAGAGGAAGAGGAGACTGAGCCATACATTAGCGGAAACACTACCAATCTTGATGCATTGAAGAGCATCTTTGGAATGCGATGATTGAGCCAAACATAGCGCAGAAAGCGATTAGCTTCGTGAGAAGTGCAGCGGCATTCGTCAGAGCAGGTATGCCAATACGGAATAAGGAGCAGATCGAGGAGAGATTACTTATTTGCAACCAGTGTGTTCACTACGATCCAACGGCATTCAGTGGCGCGGGAAAGTGCGGTGTTTGCGGTTGCAACATGGAGATAAAAGTAGTTATGGACACGGAGCGTTGTCCATTAGATCATTGGACATGACAAGATTAGAAGCGCAACGGAAATCCAACGAGGACTATATGTGCGGACGCATCTCAAAAGAGGAGTGGGATTTTCAGTTTGAAGAGTTAGGAAACGTGCGGATTTGGAGTAAGGATGGTAAAATTCACCAACTAAAGGAGGAACATGAAAGACTCAGACCAGATAACGGAACTACAAAACAAAATTGATAAATTAATCGATACCTATATCGCCGAGTTTGATTTGCCATTGGCAAGCATGGTTGGGATTTTGCAGGTCAAGATCCATGAGTTGATTGAGAATTCGATGTATGACGAAGATGACGAGGACGAGGAAGACGAGGAGGACGAGGAGTGAAATACAATAGGATAGATCAACTTGGGATCGTGATCACGGACAATCCGATTGAGCATATTGAGTTTGATGCACTAGATAAAGCATTGAAAAACAGCGGAATAGATGCAGATAAGTTTAACGAATACTTTGGAATGCAAACCTGCTATGAGAAGGGATTGTACCCGTGGGACGTTGAGCCAGTCTTGGAGAGAATGATGAGCGGAAAACTAACAGGAACACAACTATACTGGGATTAATATTATGAGCAAAGTAGATACATTTATGATGGAAGCATTGGACGAGATGTTCAAGCGGGTTGGATTTGAAGGATTCGATAGAGAATTCACACACCAAGAGAATTGGTATTCTAAAAAAAGCTGGAGCATGGAAGAGTTTAGCGATTACAAAAAATGGTTTGTGAATAGATTTGCCAAAGTATTTAGAAGCAGAAAGAAGATGGGGGAGAGGGAGTTTGCTTGGTTCAATCTGATGTATGGTTGGAAAGTGAATGAATAAACCCGCGTCAGTTTTACAGGCAATTAACATTGCCACAAAGATACGAATTGAGGCAGAAAAGGATGATATCAATGGAATCATCTATGCTGCTCAGTTTATACTGACAAATCTTACGGATTCTCAGAAAAAGTTGGTTACACTGGACGAAAAGGTGGCTAGGCAAACTGTGTTAAACTTCGTTCAACACCTGCTCAAGCATGATCAGTTTGAAGCGGCAGCAACGATTTTGTGGGGTGCAGGGGTTTATGACTGGAGGCCACAAAGTGCAGCGGATACATGGAGATGCCTGTTTGAGCATGATAAGTTGCTAGTTCAAGGTGCAGGAGCGATGGGCAAGACGTTCAATGCTGCTGCGTGGTTTTTATTGGATTGGATGCGAGATCCAGAGTACACCTGTATCAAAGTGGTTTCGTTGACCGAGGCACACGCGCAGAGAAACGTATTCGCTGCAATTAAAAACTTCTACCGAACCGCATTGGTTAGACCAGAGTACGAGGGCAGTGAGGATCTTGTTAAGAGCATTCAAGCCAATGACGATGACAAGAACGGCATTCACCTAGTTGCCGTACCGAAAGGAGATAGTGGGACTGGAACGCTCCGAGGGTTCCATCCAAGTCCAAGGCAAAAGCCAGATCCCAAGTGGGGACAGATGAGTAGGACACACGTTGTCCTAGACGAAGCTGAAGAGGTTCCCGCTGGGGTGTGGGAGGGTCTGCAAAACATCTTGTCTGCTGCGGACACAAAGGATTCCAAGGGACGCATCAAGATTTTTGGCGCATCGAACCCGAAAGACAGGAATAGTGAATTCGGAAAGAGGTGCGAGCCAATACGAGGTTGGCAGAGTGTAGACTGCGAGGAAGACTTTGAATGGGAAAGTAGGGAGGGATGGCACGTTTTGAGGTTAGACGCTGCTAGGTGCGAGAACGTGCTGGAGAAGGAGATTGTGTTCCCCGGCTTCCAATCCTACGAGGGCTACATGGCATACGAGTCAAAGGGTAGGACTGCCGAATACTACACAATGGCCCGTGGATTCTTTCCGCAGGAAGGCATATCGATGGCAATCATAACTCCTGCCATGATGGACAACTCAATGGGCAGTTTGCGGTTTATTGGGCCTGTAGTGCCTCTAGCAGCGTTCGATTTGGCATTGGAGGGGCGAGATCAAGTTGTCTGCTCATTCGGGCGATACGGACTCTGTGATGGTTGGACTCCACGGGACGGACAATTCCGTGAATTCAAAAAGCCAAAGACGTGTTTGCAATTAGACTCGCAAATGCAGTTCCCGAAATTGGCAACACTAGAGCAGACCGCAGAGATCATCCGCTTTGCAAAGGAGATGAGGATCGGCGCGAATTGGCTATGTGTTGATAGAACTGGAAATGGAGCGGGTATCCACGATGCGTTGAGATCCTTGTACGGAAGCGAAGTCATGGGAGTCAATTATTCATGGGCCAGTTCCGAAACCCATATCTTGGGAGATGACACACAACGCGCAAACGAATTGTATTCAGGAGTTGTTACAGAACTGATTTTCGGACTTGCAAAATATCTGGAGTTTGAGTATCTAAAAATATCGCCTAGCTTCCGCACTGAGGAGTTGGTTCGACAAGCAACTTCGCGGCGGTACAAGCAGCAGGGGCAGGGGTTGGTGAGAGTCGAGAGCAAGGGAGACTTCGTAAAACGGACTCGCCAAAATAGTCCTGACGCACTCGATTCCCTGTCCCTGCTGGTCTACCTCATGCGTCAACGGGGTGGAGTTGTTGCTACGATGACCGAACCGAAACCAGAAAAGTTTGTTTTCCAGAAAAAACATACTGGAATTGAAAGTTATGAATTCGTTGATTTCAGCAATTAATTTGATAAATAAGTAAGAATTTGCTTGCAAACCTTACAAAACTGACGTAAAACTCAAAAATTCATGGCAAAACCGATAATTGGAATGATCCCGCCGGGGGGGTGGCATTACTACGATGGTGATGCAAAGCTCACTGGTCATAGCTATGACAATCTTTTGGAGGTTGTCACGAATTTTCGTGCCGAAAACCATTTGCCAGTTGGTGACGTGGAGGGTGATGTCAATTCGTACATCTGTAGCAAGAACCCCAACTTCTGTCACGGAGTTGATATGGTAGTTGTAACATCCGTTAATACACCCAGTCAAAAGACAGAGTTGCTAAATGACATTACGATCTGGGCTAAGAATGTTATCAATTCTTCAAAAGAAGTAGCACTTGTATCTAGTGATTTGGCAGAGCAACGCGCAAAGATTTGTCTTAACTGCAAGCAGAACGTGCAGTGGAAAAGCGGTTGCGGTGCTTGCGTAAAGGCAACGGATAGGTTAAGTGCAAGCATTAGACAGGCTAAAGAGACAAAGACCTCCAAGTCACTAGGTGGTTGCTTGTTGCTACGTCACGACAACAAGTCCGCAGTCTTTATGTCCCGCGACAGCATTTCCCCGTCAGAAAATTTGCCAGTAGATTGCTGGCTAAATCTCAAATAATATGGCAGATACAACCAAACCAATTCCAGCAGAAGTCACCAACGTCTACGCCTCGAAAGCGGCGCG